GAAACACCTAGCTATGATTTCAAAATGCGAATGGCTATGGGTGATGTACTAGAGGCTTTGATTATTGCAGTGATACAAGCATCAGGAATAGAAATAAAAAATAAACATGGTAAGGTAAAATTACCGATAAATAAAAAAAGTTCAATAGAAGGTGAATTTGATATTGAATTAGACGATGGAATTTACGATATAAAAACTGCATCCCCATTTGCTTTTGAGAATAAATTTAAGCCTGATGATGCTTATGAAAGAATAAAAGAGTCCGATGCTTTTGGTTATGTGACACAAGGACATGGCTATGGTATGGCTAGTGATAAGCCATTTAAAGGTTGGATTGCTCTCAATAAGTCAACTGGGGAAATAACTATTGCAGAAGCAAAAGATACTAAACAAGAAAGAGAGGACGTGTATGATAAGATACAACACACTTATAAATCGATATCTAAGCGAAAGGCTTTTCGACGGTGTTTCACCGATGTCGAGGAAGTCTTTTATAAAAAACCTACAGGTAATAGGACCTTGGGGATTGAGTGCAGTTATTGTCCCTACAAGACAAGATGCTGGAAAAACCTCGAGTTCAAAAGACAATTACCAAGCAAAGGAAGAAACCCCAAGTGGATTTGGTACACCCACATCACCGAAGAGTGGCGTAACACTGACGATTCAGTATAAAGGCACTGACGGCTCTCCTATTGCAAAAATATTTAAGATAAGTAGAGAGAGAGCAGATGCCTTTATCGAAGAACTCAACAGCCAAGTCCCCTTCCCGACCCTCGAAACGAAAGGTCAGAAAGTTACCATCCCAGCGGCTAACATCACAGAAATCCGTATTGAAGAAGAAGAGGATGTCTCCAAGGTCAGCAAAAGCAAAGGGAAGAAAGCTACAGACATGGGTAGCAGAAAAACTACTGAGTCTACTTAAAAGAGTAACTGAGTTGGACATCAAGTCTACTCCTATGGGAGTCAACGGAGTTGATGTCCAGTTATCTACGGTTGCCTATAAACAATTCCCTTACAACATCGAGTGTAAAAATACAGAGAGAATGACTACAATTTATAATTATTATGAACAAGCTGAGACTCACAATTACAAGGGTGAACCATTATTAATTATAAAGATGAACAGAAGAAAACCTTTAGCTATAGTTGATGCTGAACATTTTATAGAAGTGGTAACAAAAAATGACTAAAATAGTGCACGACACATGGCAATCTGTTATGAACCATGAACGTAATCCTTTACGTCACATACCTGACTTAAATACAAGGCATATGGTTATGCAAGTGTTAGCATGGATGTGGTGTATAATTTTCTCTATGTATTTTGGAAGTATGTGGGTATTTGGTATAACTGCTGTTGCTCACATATTCTTGATAAGTGCAGTTGTGTTAACAGTAGCTACCTTTGAAACTGCAAAGAGAAAGCCGTCAGTTTTTTTGAGGAAAAAATCATGAGTAAAATAAATTTAAAAAGAGGCGATTCTGCTATTATAATCAGACACTTAGACAAAGGTTTTGATGTAGAGATTTATCATAGTCACGATAAAAATTTATTGACAGAAGAAGATACTATGTTCTATGCTTTACTCACAAGAGGTATGGTTCACACTGCTATAAGAGATACGGACCAAGTATTAGAAGATGGACGTCAAAGTATAGATGAAGAAATAGGAAGAGTAACGATACATTGAGACACATGGAGTACATGAAGATGAGGATTAAACAAGCACAAGAGCAGTCTGACAATCGAGAACTAGAAGATATGGTAAACAGTCCTTCTCATTATAATGAGTTTGGCATAGAGTGTATTGATGCTATACAAGCTGCTACGGGCACTGAATTTAAGAGTTATTTACAAGGAAATATTATGAAGTATTTGTGGAGATACAAATACAAAGGCAAGCCTTTGCAGGACTTGCAGAAAGCCGAGTGGTATTTATCTCGTTTGATTAGTGTGGTGCAAGATGAGGAAGTCGAAGATAACGATTAGAGTGTCTGCTGAAGTGGATTCGGAAGAGTTCACACTTGACAAAGAGGAGCTTCCATTTATATTGGAAGATATGATTGGTGACCTACTACATGAAATAGTTGGGTTACAAACAAAAGATGTAACTATAAGGGTATTAAGATGAAAAGTAACGTAATTTTACCAACGTATTATCAACAATTTATTCACAAGTCTAGGTATGCAAGATGGCTTGATGATGAAAACAGAAGAGAGGAATGGCATGAGACTGTGGGCAGATATGTAAACTTTATGAGTTCACATCTTTTGAAAAAACATAATTATACCATACCTGACAGGGTTAAAGAAGAACTGCATGAGGCTATACTTCACTCTGAAGTTATGCCGTCTATGAGAGCTATGATGACTGCAGGCAAGGCTTTAGATAGAGATAACACTGCAGGATATAACTGTTCTTATTTGCCAGTAGATGACCCAAAAGCATTTGATGAAGCTATGTATATACTTATGTGTGGCACTGGTGTTGGCTTCTCTGTGGAGCGAGACTGTATAAACAAGTTGCCTGAAGTTCCTGGATTATTGTTTGATACAGAAGAAACTATTATTGTTAAAGACAGTAAAGAAGGATGGGCAAAAGCTTTCCGTAAGCTATTGGCTTTACTATGGGCAGGAGAGATACCTAAATGGGACTTGTCTCTTATCAGACCTGCTGGTGCAAAGCTAAAGATATTTGGTGGTAGAGCATCAGGACCAGTTCCCTTGGATAATTTGTTTCGGTTCACATTAAAAGTGTTTAAAGAAGCAAAAGGTAGAAAGTTATCTAGCTTAGAGTGTCATGACTTAATGTGTAAAGTTGGAGAAGTAGTTGTCTCTGGTGGTGTAAGACGTTCTGCTATGATAAGTTTATCTAATTTATCTGACGATAGAATGAGACATGCAAAGACGGGAGAGTTTTACAAAACTGAGCCCCAGCGACAAATGTCAAATAATTCAGTGGCTTACACAGAAAAACCTGACCCATACACATTTATGAGAGAGTGGCTTTCTTTGGCTGAGTCTGGTACTGGAGAGAGAGGCATGTTTTATCGTGGGGCGGCTAAGAATAAGGCGGCTGAGAATGGTAGACGAAATTCTGAATATGACTTCGGTACTAATCCGTGCAGTGAGATTATATTGCGTCCATATCAGTTCTGTAATTTATCTGAAATAATTGTACGTGGTACTGATACTATTAAAGATTTAGAAAGAAAAGTTCGCATAGCCACAATAATAGGCACATTTCAATCTACCTTAACTCACTTTCCTTACTTACGTAAAATATGGCACAACAATACGGCTGAAGAAAGATTGTTAGGTGTATCTATGACAGGTATCATGGATAACGCTATTACTAATGGCAAAGATAGCAATGATTTAGAAAGTGTGTTAATGATACTTAAAAAGATAGCAGTTGATACCAACAAAGAGTTTGCTGAAGCCATAGGCATACCTCAATCTACTGCGATTACTTGTGTAAAACCATCAGGCACAGTTTCACAACTCACAGATTCTGCGTCAGGTATTCATGCAAGACATAGTCAGTATTACATAAGAACTGTTCGTGGCGATAAAAAAGACCCACTCACACAATTTATGATGGACCAAAACATACCATGGGAAACTGACGGATGGAGTCAAAGTAATGCTGTATTTAGCTTTCCTATTAAAGCACCTGATATGTGTGTGACTAGAGATGATATGTCAGCTATTGAACAATTAGAGTTTTGGAAAGTCTATGCTTCTAGTTGGTGTGAGCATAAGCCATCTGTAACTATATCTGTTGGCAAAGATGAATGGTTAGAGACTGGTGCTTGGATATATAAGAACTTTGATATAGCTTCAGGCTTGTCTTTCTTGCCAAGAAGTGATATGGTGTATGAACAAGCACCTTACCAGGATTGTACAGAAGAACATTATAAGGAGTTTTTAGCTAAGATGCCTGAGTTTATTGATTGGTCAAAGCTTGCTGATTATGAACAAGAAGATAGCACTGTAGGTAATCAAACACTAGCTTGTACAGCAGATAGCTGTGAAGTGGTGGATATAGGTTAAAATATGGCTATTGTTGACAGATTCTATATACAAGGACAACGAGACTTTTATAGAACTAAGAAAACTAGACGTATTATACATGAGTCCACGAACCCATTTAATCCTTCTTCTTTTAGAGGGAAAGAATGGTTGAGGGGATTTAATCACAGTTACTTTAAAAATCTAAGGAGAAACAAAAGTGAGAGAAATGTTACTAGGAGCACTTAAATCTTATTATGTCGGACACATAAATAAGCATATTGCGAATGTAGAAATATATTTAAATAAGTCTACAGGTATCGGAGAACACTCAGATATCATTGAGGCTATGGATAAAGAGATATCAGAGATAGGTAAATATGATGACAGACTATCCATGATACTTAAGTATTTAGAAAGAAAGCAAACAGAGGAAACTACTGAAAGCAAAAAGAAGTGAAACCCTCAATAAAGGACCGAAAGAAGTTTGACATTGATTTGAACTACGGAGAGGTCCGAGAAAAACAAGTTGCAGATATGCTTCAGAATAAAAAGATTGAAGTTAAATCTGAAAGAGATATGTGGCAACGAACTGGTAATATAGCAGTGGAGTATGAAAGTTATGGTAAACCTTCGGGAATCAAAGCAACAGAATCAGATTATTGGTTTCATAACCTATGTATTGGGGATGAAACCTATGCAACACTTGTTTTTCGGACCCTCTTTCTCTTCTTC